CCCTTTTGTGACCACCATAGTAAAGGATAATCAAAGATTAATGTTTACATAAATGAGCAAGCCTTGTAAAATAAGCGCACATGGCTGCGTGTACCATGCATGCATGAGTAACGACTGCCAGAAGGAAGAAGTAATAAGTAATGATACCAGAAGCTGGGGCCCAGGCGAGTGTGAAAAGGAAATCACTATCAGGGATCTGGATGAAATTGACCAGGCTCGGGATGAATATTATAATAACAAGTCAAAGGGTTTGTTTGAACAGGTTAACCACAACGGACACTGGTAGAAGGAGTGCCGGAGTTAGCCTATCACGGTGGCATGGATTTGAGCCGGCATTACTTGTACCTGTAGTTAGGTTGCGTACTTGGTTAAAAAGGCGGTTTTAAAAAGGATTTAAACGGCGCGGTTTTGAAAAAACCGAAGTTAAAAAGTTAAGAATGAGAAGTGAAGTATATAACGAGGATTGTAAATTAACTATGTCAAGGTATCCTGATGGGTATTTTGATTTGGCGATCGTAGATCCTCCGTATGGAATAAATGCACCTACAATGCAAATGGGTCAAAATCTTTCACGAAAGGTTAATGGTTATCCTGCGGAATCTACTGCAGCTCGATTAAAAAAAGGCCGTTTAAATCAAGGCTCAGGCAAGCTTAAAAATAGGGTTTTAAATAGATCGATAATTGAATGGGATTCTGAGATTCCTTCTCCAGAGTATTTTTCAGAATTATTTAGGGTGTCGAAGAATCAAATAATATTTGGCGGGAATTATTTTAATTTACCCCCTACTCGTTGTATCATTTGCTGGGATAAAGTTCAGCCATGGGAAAATTTTTCTCAATGGGAAATGGCTTGGACATCGTTTGATATGCCAGCAAAGATGTATAGAATATCTAATACAGGCGGGGCAAATCTTGATACAAAAATTCATCCTACACAAAAACCGATCCCACTTTATAGAAAAATATTAAAAGATTTTGCCACTCCTGGTCAAGTTATCCTTGATACTCATATGGGATCCCAAACATTAAGAATAGCTGCTTTTCAATATGGGGTTGGGTTTGTCGGGAGTGAAATAAATGAGCAGTATTATAATTCTGGTAATGGATTCTTTGAATTGAAAGTACATCAACTAATAACAATGACAAATGGAATTACGGTTCAACAGCAGCAGCTCTTTTAGTCAGCATCACGGATGTATGGAGCGCAGCGCAATACTTCCGTTGTCTTGGATTTCGCCGTTTAATTCCTTTTTAAAAATAGCGAGGGCGAGTATGCAACCTAACTACCTGATAGCAGTAGCAAAGTTACTGCTATCAGATGTTAGGGTTCGATAAAATTAAGATTATGATCAAATCGGCAGAGAAATATATTGCGGATGTGCTTTCGGGCAAGGTGGCGGTGAGCGCTACAACCCGCCTTACGTTCGAACGACACCAGCGCGACTTGCTGGTGGCTCCCGAGAACGGATGGCTGTTCGAAAAGAAAGCTGCCGAATATGCTTTTGCCTTCTGCGATTTCGTTAAGCATTGCCCTGATAAGCGCACATGGGTGCCCTTCAGGCCCGAGCCGTGGGAGGCTGCCATTATCTACATACTGTACGGATGGAAGAAGAAAGATGGCAACCGCCGCTTTAACTACGCATATATTGAGATTCCGAAGAAGAACGGCAAAACAACCTTCGCATCGTTCTTTGCAAACGAGCTGCTGTTCTGGGACAAAGAGGAAGAGGCCGAGGTTTACTGCGCAGCTACAATCGAGAAGCAGGCACGCATTTGCTTCGATAAGGCAAAGCGCATGATCGAGAAAAGCCCAGCCCTGGCAACCCGGGCGAAGGTGCTTACCAAGAACGTGAGCATTGCGTCTACCGGGTCGAAGATGGAACCCATAGGCAGGGATTCGGAAAGCATCGAGGGGGTGAACCCTCATGCCGCCATCTTTGACGAGTTTCATGTGTTTACCTGGAAGAACTACGAGGTGTTTGAAAACATATCGAGCGCCACGGTTAACAGGCTTCAGCCGCTGGTGGTTATCATAACCACATCGGGAAGGGATAAGAACCTGCCGTGCTTCGAGTACCGCAACCTGTGCATCGAGATACTGAAGGGCATTAAGAAGCAGGATGATACTTTCGCAATTATCTACACGCTCGACGAGGGCGACGACTGGAAGAACCCCGATGTGTGGAAGAAGGCAAACCCGAACTGGGGTATATCGGTTATTCCCGAGAGGTTCCAGGCTGAGTTCCAGGGGGCGCTTAACTCGAGCACCAAGGAGGTGAGCTTTAAAACGAAGAACCTTAACCTGTGGGTTGACGCTCCCGAGGTATGGATACCCGACGAGAAGTGGATGGCATGCAGCCATGGCCGCAACATCGAGGAGCTTAACGGCAAGCCATGCACGGCAGGGCTCGACATATCTTCGCATATTGACCTTACCTCGCTGGCGCTGTACTTCCCCGAGCTTAATGCAATAAGGTGGTGGTTCTGGCTTCCTGAAGAGAAAGCGAAGCAGAAGGAGGACCGTGTTGATTACCAGCGCTGGGCAAAGGAGGGCTATGTTACCATTGTGCCGGGCGGTATTATTGAACCCGACTTCCTGAGCCACGACATTCTCGAGATCCTGAAGCAGTATGATGTTACCGGCTTCGCCTACGACCCGCATATGGCGCATCACGGAACGATTCAGAGTATTACGAAAGGGGGCTTCCCTGTTGCCAGGCTCGACCCCTACTCGCAGGCACACGTTAACATGAGCGCACCCACAAAGGAATACGAGCGGCTTGTTATGAGCGGGCAGTTCGAGCACTTCAACAACCCCGTGCTGCGCTGGCAGATGCGTAACGTGGTAATATACATCGACAAGAATTACAACATATCGCCCGACAAGAAGCGGAGCACCGAGAAGATCGACGGCGTGGTTGCCGCCATCATTGCGCTGGGCGAGCACCTGACGATTACAATGGGGGACGATAAGGAGATTTACAAAGATCATTCACTCAGATTTCTATAATGAATAAAGCCTATGAAAAGCCGAGGGTTAGCAAAATCGAGGTTGAAGCAAAGGTTATACGGATGTTCACGCATGCGGGATTCGCGGAGGTGTTCTGGGAGGAGCTGCAGGAGAGGCGCAAGGATGACCCTCGTGTGAGCCGCGAGGCTGTGTTCGATGTGCTGAATGAAAAGTTCTATTCGGTTTTCAACGAGTTCAGGTACTCGAGCTATGATAGTTTCAGGCAGAGATTGAATAAGTAATAATAATCAATAATTAAATTTTTAGTATTAACCAGATTTAAAATGCCTATGGTGTAACCTGTTTCAACTGACCAGGAGCCGGGAGTGATTAGCCCGGCTTTTTTATTTTAAAATACTCGTAAACAATGTTCCATAATTAAATGGATTACACGGATGAAATTTACACACAGATTTTATCCGTGAAGGATGAGCGAAAAAAATACAACTTCATTCCGCGAAAGAGTTTCATCGATTTTTAAACCTGGTGTTCATGCCAGGGATAATTCGCTGAAGGGTTCTTTCGCCGCTATTATCGGATCGAGCGAGGCAGGTGTTAATGTTACCGAAGAATCGTCGCTGAGCTTTGCTGCTGTTTGGCAGGCAAGAAGAATACTGAGCGAAATTCCGGCATCGCTTCCGCTTGAGGTTTTCGAGGAGAACGGGCAGAACCGCACCCCTGTAGATCACCGGGTTAAAGAGCTGCTGCAGAACCCTAACCCTTATATGAACGCTTTCTCGTGGCGCGAGATTATGAACGATCGCTTGCAGGCATGGGGTAACGGTGTATCTGTTGTTATCGACAGGCAGCTTATTCCGGTAAGCAGTTCGGGCGTTGAGGTTAAGATCGATGGCGGCAGGCTTTTCTATATTGTTAACGATGAAACTTTTGGAATAAAGAAGACATTCTTTGCCGACGAGGTTGTGCACTTCAGGGGGTTCTCGAGCAACGGGCTCTGGGGTAAAAGCCCTATATCGGCAGCAAAAGATAATATCGGCCTCGGGCTGGCAGCCGAAAGGTTTGGCGCACGCTTCTTCAAGAAGGGCGGCAACCTTAAGAGTGTTATTGAAACAAGCAATCACCTTAGCGATAAAGAGTTTGAGGCTTTCAAAAGCCGCTGGAATAAATATTATCGCGGCGAAAGCGGCGACCACGAAACACCTGTACTCGAGTACGGCATGACTTACAAGGCTTTGGGCATTCCGCCCGAAGATGCACAGTTCCTTCAGACCAGGCAGTTCAGCATACAGGATGTGGCACGGTGGTTCAACCTTCCGCCCCATATGCTCGGCGACTTATCGAGAAGCACATTCTCGAATATCGAGCACCAGGATCTGCAGTTTGTAAAGTACACCCTGCGCCCCATACTTAAGAGACAGGAGATGGAGCTCGAGGAGAAGCTTCTTCTTCCGGGGGAAAAAGGCAAGATACGCATAAGGTTCAACATCGACGGGTTGCTGCGCGGCGACCTGGCAAGTGTTACCAACCACATCAAAGAAATGTACCAGTCGGGTGTGATTAACAAAGACGAGGCAAGGGCTCTGCTTAACCGCAACTCGGTTGCTGGTGGCAGTGAGTTTCTTACCCCGGCAAACATAACAGGAAAAACCAACAACGATGGGAACAAATAAATCTTTTGGCTACGGAGCTGTTCGCGATATACCGAAAAATGCAGAGGAAAGCAGAATAGTTTCGTTCGTGCTTTCAACTTATAAGAAAGACAGGCACGGAACAGTTCTCAACCAGGATAACTGGAATCTCGATAATTACCGGAAAAACCCGCTCTTTGCTTACCAGCATATGCTTTCGGGCGGAATGTGCACAGATCCTGACCCCGATAATATTATAGGCAAGAGCCTGAGAACAGAGATTGAAGGCAGCGCACTGGTTGCCGACGGACAGTTCGAGCCTGCCGATATGAACCCCATGGCAGAAAAGATTTTCAGGAAGGTGCTGTTCGGTTCACTGAGCAGAACCTCGGTGGGCTTCATGGAAGTAGGTGAAGGAAAATACGGCAACGGGAAGGAAGCAAGGGGACAGGAAGAGGAAACATATTACTTCAACGGGCAAGAGCTTCTCGAATGGAGCATTGTAAACATTCCATCTAATCCCGAGGCAGGCAAGCGCGATATAACAATGCGCAAGTTCAGGGAGGAAGGTTACGCTGCTCTCATGTATGCATGGAAAGAGCTGGGAGCAAAATTCAGGCTGAGCCAGATTGAGCAGCTGAGGGTGTGCGACATTCTCGATCTTCTTGATGGGAAAGACCTGGATATAAAAGAGACTGATCCGGACAGGGTAAGGAAAATACTTGCAGAGAACGAAGCACTGAAGGACCAGGTGGCAAGGTTCAAGGAACTGAGAGGATTAAAATAAACGGCCTTAACGGCTTACATTAATATCAATCTTAAAAAATGAAAAGTAAACAATTAAAAATCAGAAGGGAAGGCCTTAATGCTGAACTTGATGTATTAGCCAACAAGGCCGAATTGACCGCCGAGGAAAAAACAAGGTGGTCGGAACTGCGTGCGCAGGTTAAAGGTCTCGATGAGGAGATAAGGTTTGAGGAAGAAAGGGAAGAGGTTCTTCGTAACCAGGCAGCCAGCAATGGCAAATCTGTTTCCACGAAAGAGGAAAGAGATCTGAGAACTTTCAGCTTTGCCAAGCTTATCCGCGAGGCAAGGAACGGTAATGTAACAGGTCTTGAGAAAGAGATGGCTGAAGAGGCCGAGCGCGAAGCTGCTGCAATAGGGCAGTCTATCTCAGGTATCGGTATTTCAAGCAAGGTTCTGCAGATGCCACAGCAGAGGTCGGATGTCACCACATCAACGGCACCTATTGTGCAGACAAACATCACCGGCTTTATCGATGCTCTTTACAGTAAGTTGTTCTGTGTTCAGGCAGGCGCCATGACAATGAGCGGACTTGTTGGAAACGTAAGCATTCCGAGGGTTGGTACATCTGCAACTGTAGGATGGGCAACCGAGGTAGCTAATGCAGGCGATGCAGGATCAGACCTTGATTCAATCTCTCTTACTCCGAAAAGGCTTACAGCTTACCAGGATATAAGCAAGCTTCTCATCAACCAGACCAGCTACAATTTTGAGCAGATCATACGCAAGCTCTTTGTTGATGCAATGTATGTAGAGCTTGAGAAGGGTATTATAGCAGGCGCATCAAACGGCCCGACCGGCATTCTCGCAACAGGAAGCATTGGTAATGTGGTTGGTGGCACAAATGGTGCAGCTCCCACACTTGCTCACATGCTTGCTCTTATCGAGAAAGTAGGAAGCGCAAACGCCGACTTTGGAAGCCTTGCATTCGCAACCACACCGAAAGGCCGCTGGAAGCTGCAGAGCACAGCACTTGAAACAGGTCATCCTGAGAGGGTATGGAAGACAGATGTAAGAGACAGTCTGCTTGGCTATAATGCATTTGTTTCAACAGCAATACCTGATAACCTTACAAAAGGTAACCAGAGCGAGCTTTGCACAGCAATTATGTTCGCTAACTGGGCCGAGCTTATCATAGCACAGTTTGGTCCGCTCGATATACTTGTCGATCCTTA